TATACATTTTGATACCTCTTTTATCGCAATATTTTTTTAATATCTCATGAACTTCAGTATCAATCTTTAAGTTTTTTATTTTTTTTGGTTCTTTATTCATAGGTAGAAAAAAGGCAGAATAAAATCATACCAAGATATAAATACTTTTATATAAGTAAAGTTTTTGCTTAAAACACCAGTATTTATATAAAAAATAAATTATAATAAACTAACATTAAAAAAATATGGCAACTAACAGTAAAATTTTTGTTTCACCTGGTGTCTATACTTCAGAAGTAGATTTAAGTTTTGTAGCACAAAGTGTTGGTGTTACAACTTTAGGTATTGCTGGAGAAACTTTAAAGGGACCGGCTTTTGAACCTATATTCATAAAGAATTATGATGAGTTCCAATCTTACTTTGGAGGTACTTCACCTGAAAAATTTGTTAATACACAAATACCAAAATATGAAGCAGCATATATTGCTAAATCTTATTTACAACAATCAAATCAACTTTTTGTAACAAGAGTTTTAGGTTTATCAGGTTATGATGCGGGACCTTCTTGGTCTATAGTAACAAGTGCAAATTTAGACCCATCAACATTAGAACCTTATTGTTTAAGTGAGGTTACTCCTTCAGGATCTTGTGAACCTATATGTGTATCAGCAAAAACATTACCATTTGTAATAAATTTCACGGGATGTACTAATAGTTCATCTAGTGTTGAGTTTGGGTTTGACGGTAGTTCATTTCCTGAAGAAATTGCTAATATAATAAATAATGAATATGAACAATTTAATGGTAATACATCAACGTTGTTAAATGATTTACAAGTATTTGCATATGAGAGAATTTTAAATCCATTATCACAAAGTACTTCTATTGCTTATTTTGGTACAATAGATGGTGAAGATTATGATATTTTATCATCGGGTTATACCGCATCAACTAATGTTTTTGATGTACCATCACCATCAAGTACTTTAACTAATTACTTATCACCATTTAATGATACATGGTATTATGCGTTATTTGAAAATATTGGTAATGGTAATTATTCTGGTTATTCTTTTTGGTCTGTAGTTTCAGGACTTACATTAATAAACCCTATTACAACAACAACTTCAGCACCTACAACAACAAGTACAACAACAAATCCTTGTGTTACACCAACACCTGTTGTACCTACAACAACTACAACAACAACTATTCTTGATTGTTATTCAGGGACAATGATAGGTATGATTTATTATTATACCGGTAACTCTTACACACAATATGATGATATGGTTGTCGCAACATTAAGATCAAGAGGTGTTGCCGATTATAGTGATGATGTTAACCCAAGATATGAAATAACAGGATTAACAGATGTAAATATTGATTGTTCAGGTCAGTATGTTGATGTACTTAAAAATCCTTTTGCAAAATTTGCAATTAACGCCACTAATTATTTGGGTAATAATTTTACGTTTGTTACTTCATTTGCTAATTCAGATTCAGAATATCTAACAAAAGTTTTTGGTACAAGTAACTTTGGTAAACCTAGAAATGTAGTTCCTTTATTTGTTGAAGAAAGATTCCAATCCTTATTAAGATGGTCTTATAATAAAGGTTATATTAGAGGTTTAAAATGTCAATTAATATCATTACCTGAAGCTCAAAGTGAAGACCCTACATCAATAGCGTGGTATTTAGAAAAATACCAATCTCCAGAGAGTCCGTGGGTGGTTTCAGAAGTAAGAGGTTCTAAAGTTTTTAACTTATTTAAGTTTTATACAATAGCAGATGGTAATAGTGCAAACACTGAAATTAAAATATCAATTTCAGATATATCATTTGCTAATGAAACATTTACAGTATTAATTAGAGATTATTTTGATACAGACTCAAATCCAGTAGTTCTTGAGAAATTTACAAACTGTACAATGAATCCAAACGAAAATAGTTTTATTGCTAAAAAAATAGGAACATTAGATGGTGAATACGAATTAAGGTCAAGATATGTTATGGTTGAGATGAATGAAGATGCCCCTATCGATTCGTTACCTTGTGGTTTTGAGGGTTATAACTTTAGAGAATATTCAGGAGCTAAATCACCATTCCCAATTCTTAAAACAAAATATGATTATCCGGGAGAACTAGTTTTCAATCCTCCATTTGGTACCCCTTCAGGCACTGATGATGCTGGATTATCTTCAGGTGATAATATTAGAAAAACATTCTTAGGATTTTCTACAAGCGGTGATTATGGATATGACCCAAGTTTCTTCGAATATAAAGGTAAGAGAAATCCTTCTAATATATGTTTTGCGACAGATTCATCTCCTTGGTTATATAGAACAAGAGGTTTCCATATGGATAAAAACGCAAGTGGAATTACAATCGCAAACGCATTCGCAACAAGCGGTACTCCAAGATTTTATGTTGGCAATGCGGATTTTAGTAGTGAACCAACAGTTGAGACTAATTCTTACTATAGATTATTTTCACGTAAATTTACTTTATTAGTACAAGGAGGTTTTGATGGATGGGATATATACAGAGAAAGAAGAACAAACGCAGATAGATACCAATTAGGTAGAACAGGATATCTTAACGGAGCTTGTGCAACCACAAGATACCCATCGGCAATTGGATGGGGGGCGTTTAAACAAATAACAGTTGGTGATGGTACAATAGATTACGCAAACACTGACTATTATGCTTACTTATTAGGTATAAGAACATTCGCTAATCCTGAGGCGGTTAACATTAATGTATTTACAACACCAGGTATTGATTATGTAAATAATAGTGATTTAGTTGAGGCAACTATAGATATGATAGAAAATGAAAGAGCCGATTCATTGTATATTACAACAACACCTGATTATAACCTATTATTACCTACAACAACAGGAGTTGATGGATTAATTTATCCACAAGAAGCGGTTGATAATCTTGATGAAACAGGTATAGACTCAAACTACACCGCAACTTATTATCCTTGGGTTTTAACTCGTGATAGTGTAAATAATACTCAAATTTATTTACCACCGACAGCTGAAGTTACAAGAAACTTAGCACTTACAGATAATATTGCTTTCCCTTGGTTTGCGGCGGCAGGTTACACTCGTGGTATTGTAAACTCAATTAAAGCACGTAAGAAGTTAACTCAAGAAGATAGAGACGTTCTTTACCTTGGAAGAATTAACCCAATTGCCACTTTCTCTGATGTTGGTACTGTAATATGGGGTAATAAAACTTTACAAGTTAGACAATCGGCTCTTGATAGAATCAACGTAAGAAGATTATTATTACAAGCAAGAAAACTAATTTCAGCGGTTTCAGTAAGATTGTTGTTTGATCAAAATGATGAGAAAGTAAGACAAGATTTCTTAAATGCAGTCAATCCAATTTTAGATGGAATTAGAAGAGATAGAGGTTTATATGACTTTAGAGTAACGGTATCAAGTGATCCTGAAGATTTAGATAGAAACCAATTAACAGGTAAAATCTATATAAAACCAACAAGGTCTTTAGAATTTATTGATATTACTTTCTACATCACACCAACAGGAGCTTCTTTTGAAGATGTGTGATAAAATCTAAATTAAAAGTTAAAGAGGGATTTATTCCCTCTTTTTTTTTATAACATTAATATATTTATATGATATGAATTATTATAAATTTTTAGTTAAAAAAATAATTAAAGAGGTAGTTGATGAGAAAAATACACAATACGCTTCTAAATATTACGCATTTGACTGGGATGATAATTTAATGCAAATGCCAACTTTAATATACCTTAAGGACGAAGATGGTGATGTTATTGGTATGAATACTGAAGATTTTGCCGAATATAGAACATATATAGGTTCCGAACCTTTTGATTATGAAGGACATACCATAGTAAGTTTTGATAAGGATCCTTTTAGAGATTTTAATGTTACAGGAGATAGAAAATTTTTAGAAGATATAAAATACGCCCCTATCGCATCTGAAGAAGTATGGAATGATTTTAAAGAAGCAATTAATAATGGTTCCGTTTTTGCCATCATAACAGCAAGAGGTCATTCCCCAGCGGCTCTTAAAAAGGCGGTAAGACATATTATAGAAAATAATATGCATGGTATTGAAAAAAGTGAGTTGGTTAGAAATTTAAAAGAATACAGAAGATTGGCAGGATTAAAACAAGTGGAAAATGAAAATTGGTTAATAAACGATTACTTGGACAGATGTCAGTTTTCTCCCGTATCTTATGGAAAAGGATCTGCTGCTAACCCTGAAGAAGAAAAATATAATGAGTTATTAAGATTTTACAACAGAATGAGTAGGTCATCTAAAAAATTCCAAAAAGCTCAATTTGTAAATCACGTAGACACTGGAAAAAATTCAATAGGTAGTGGATTATTTAAATTCAAAGAACCTTCATTTGGTTTTTCAGATGATGATGAAAGAAATGTTAGATCAATTAAAAATAGATTTTCAGATATAGGTAAAAAATTAAATGTTTATTATACTAAAGGAGGAGAAAAAAGATTATATGAAAACCGGTCTAGTATAAGAATATTTTAAAAAAAGATGGAAGTAAATAGAAAAATTTTTTCTATCGTATATTTATAATAAAATAAAAATAAACTAAAACTAAAAAATAGAAAACATGGCAGATCTTTTAATGAAAATGCCCATACCGTATGAACCAAAAAAACAGAACCGATTTATCTTGAGGTTTCCTACAGATTTGGGTATCAATGAATGGTTCGTTCAAACAGCGTCAAGACCTAAAATTACAATAACATCTAATAACATTAAATTTCTTAACACAGAAACTTATGTTGCAGGTTCATTTACATGGGGGGATATTACAGTTAAAATGTTAGACCCTATCGGTCCTTCTACAACTCAAGCGGTTATGGAATGGGTTAGATTGGTTGCTGAATCAGTAACAGGTCGTATGGGTTATGCCGCAGGGTACAAAAGAAACGTTGATTTAGAAATGTTAGATCCAACAGGAGTTGTTATCGAAAGATGGATTTTGGTAAATGCATTTCCGACAAGTGCTGACTTTGGTTCTGTAGGGTATGGAACTGACGGTCCTGCTGAGGTTTCCATTACACTTAAAATGGATAGAGCGATTCTAGTTTACTAATTAAACTTTATTAATATAATAATTTTAATCCATATTGTCATGTACAATATGGATTTTTATTTACAAAAAACTTTTTAAAAGTATTTTTATAATAAAACAAATTATGGAAAATGAAATTTTGTATGGACAAATGAATTTTAATTTACCACACGATGTGGTTGAATTACCCTCTAAAGGTTTATATTATAAAAATAAAAAATCTAGTGTAAAGGTTGGTTATTTAACTGCAGCCGATGAAGACATATTAAGCTCAGGAATTAAAAATAATAACTTATTAACCACTCTATTAAGAAATAAATTATATGAACCTGAATTAAAACCTGAAGAGTTATTGGATGGAGACATTGAAGCAATATTAATTTTTCTTAGAAATACTTCCTTTGGTCCTGAATACACATTAAGTTTAATGGACCCCGCAACAGGAAGAATGTTCCAACATTCATTTGTTATTGATGAAATAAATTTTAAAACACCTAAGATAACACCTAATGAAGATGGTACGTTTAATACAGAATTACCAAGAAGTGGAGCTAAAGTTAAACTTAAACTTTTAAATTTGGGTGAAAAAACAAAAATAACAAATATGGAATCAAGTTACCCTAAAGGTAGGGTGGCGCCAACAACAATATGGACATTACAAGAACAAATTGTTGAATTAAATGGTGAGACAGATAAAGGTAAAATTATTGAATTTGTACAAAATATGCCAATAATGGATTCTAAACATATTAAAAAATTTATATCAGAAAATGAACCAGGGTTGGACTTAACATTAAATGCAATAGCCCCGTCAGGAGAAAACGTGTCGACCTCGATAACGTTTGGGGTTGACTTTTTTCGGCCTTTCTTCAACGTATAAGCAATATCTTTTAGATCAGTACATTTTTCTTGCAAAATTTCTTAGGACATCATATTCTGATTTTCTAAAAATACCTACATATCAAAGAAATTATATGATAGATAAAGTTATTGAAATGAATCAACCAAAACAATAAAATAGGTATTTATATAAAAATAATATTACTATGATGTTTTTTACCACAGGAGGAACTAGTTTTTTAACAAATGCTGCGGCAATATCTGATGCTGTAAAAAAGAATGTTACAGGTATTAGAGAAATGGTCGAGAGTATCGACAAAGAATTCTCAAAATTAGCAGTTACAATAGGTGCGGGTAGAGAACAGGCATTTCTTTTAAAACAAACACTTACAGAAGGTCTTACAGAAATCACAAGATTAGGTGGTAGTGTTGCTAATATTATTGAACAACAAACAGCTTTAAATAATACTTTTGGAACACAACTAGTTTTAAATAAAAACGCAACTACAGATTTATTTGCAACAACAACTGCAACGGGAATTAAAGTACAGGAACTGTCAGATAATTATGCTAATTTAGGTAAATCAATACATGAGTCAAATTCTGAGATGGCTTCCATTATGGAAAGTGCAAATTTAATTGGTGTAAATGCACAAAAAGTTGCTCAGTCAGTGAGTACTAATATGAAGGAACTTCAAAGGTTTAATTTTAAAGACGGAGTTATGGGTCTTTCCGATATGGCGGCAAAATCCGCAGTTTTAAGAGTTGATATGGCAACATCACTTAAGGCTGCTAAAGATCTATATAGTCCTGAAAAGGCTCAATCATTTGTTAATACATTGTCAAGATTAGGGGCCACAGGTTCTCAAGAATTAATGAATGTTGAAAGAGTAAGATTTTTAGCGAGAAATGAACCCGCAAAACTCCAAGAAGAAATTGCAAAAATGGCATCTAAATTTGTTGATGAAACAGGAAAAATGTCTGCGGTTGGTATGGATTTCTTAGATGAAATATCAAAAGAGGCGGGAATTGGCGCTGAGGATTTATCAAAAATGGGTATTTCTTTTTCTCAAATAGCCGAAAAGAAAGAATTAATTGGTAAGTCAGGATTTAATCTTGCACCAGACTCAAAAGAACTAGAGAAACTTAATAATTTACTTACAAAAGGTAAAGATGGTAAGTTTGAGGTTACATATGAACAAGACGGTCAACAAGTAACTAAGGCACTTGAAGACATGAATTCTTATGAAAGAACAGAATTACAAAAATTTTTAGAAAAACAAAATCAAGAAATAACAAATACATTTGCCGCCAAACCTGGTGAGGATAAAAATTTAACAAAATTAGTTGAACAACAAATGGACATTAGTACCAAAATGTCTAAGGCGGTTGAAGCTATTGGAACTATTGCGACAAGTCAAATTGCTGGATCAAACAGAGGTGAAGAATTTGTTAAAACTACAAGTGAAAATATTGATAAATTATCATCAAAAACATTTGAAAAATTAGATTCGGCCACAGATAGAATAGGAGAGGCATTTGATAAAACAATTGAATTACAGACAGAATATGCAAAAAAAACTATAGATACTGCAGCCACAGGGATCCAAAAAATAGCGACATCAAATTTTGATTCGGTAACAACTATTTTAAGTGACGCATTTACAAGCACATCAAGTCCTTTTAAAATAGCGATGGATGGATTGATAGATATTTTTAAAATTAAAAAAGCGGATGACTTTGTAAGTTTTCCTGGAAATAATAGAATGTTAACAGGACCTGAAGGGACTTTTGAGGTAAATGAAAATGATACTATTATTGCTGGAACAGATTTTCCAAAAACAGAAGAAGAGGTTAATAAAATGATGGAAATTTTAAAATCGCCACAAAACTCTTTTATTTCATCTCCTATTGAAACAAAACCATTGTTAATTCCGGAAAATATGGGAATTAAATCTGCAATGGATTCACAAAGAGAAAAGGCCTTGACTGAGATTATGATGACACAGATGTCAGGTAAAGAAAACAGTACAACACCAAAAGAAATAAAAACAACAAATGATATAAATCATAAATTAGATTTGGTTGTTGATTTAAAAAATGTACCAACAAATATGAATCAAAATGATTTAAAAAATACATTAGAAACCGCGATTAAACAACCTGAGTTTTTAAACAAACTAAGAGATGGTATGAAATCAATCGAAGGATTTAATTTTTACTAAAAAAACAAATCTATATTCTATTTATAAAATAAAATTTATATAATGCCACAGAGTAGTTTAAGTTTTCAAAATAGTGCTAGCTTTAGAAATTCATTAATAGCGAGGACTTTACCACCATATAGTGTGTCTGGAGCATTTAGCTCACCTTTAGGTCCTCAAAATTATGAAATTAATTTATCTGAATATTCAAATTTAAATTTACCAAACATTGGATCAACAAACGAAGCCGATACTTTTTATCCATTAAATAAATACGGACCTAATGGTGGTTTTGTAAATGCCATAGGGTTACAACAAGACCCTATTATAAATTCTTCAAATGAGGGTGAATATGATCCTTCAGAAACAAATTTAGATATTGTAAATGAATTTTTTATAGATTCTGCATACAGTAAAAATAAGTACGGACCTATTGGTGGATATAATGAAATGTTTGATGTGACTGAATATCAAATAGCCAATCAAGTACACCAACCATATTTTGACCCAATATTTTTTACACCATCTAAGTATGATCCTTATAATTTATACACTCAAGATAATCCTATAGGTAGTGATGGTTCATTATCCAGCGACTCATACTTAATGAGGTTATCTGCAACAAAATTAGAGACTAATTTTAATGCTTCTATTGCGGCAGAAGAACAAAGACAATTATTTAGACAAACAACCCCAAACCTAACATCAACATCCGCATTGGCTGGAAGTGGTGTTGGTACAAGTAGAGATTATAGAATAACAGTACCATTAAATAATGTCACATTTTTAGATAGATTAAAAGGAGACTTTAGTCCTGGATCGCCTTTAACTGGACCATTATTTATTGATGAAGACTCAAATAGAAATCCATCAACAGGTAATCAAATTGCTAATGTACTACAAAACACCGCAGCAGGATCTTTTAATCTTTTAGCAGATGGGTCAAGTAGACTTTTACAACCATCTAAAGGTTTGTTAGAACAAACAGGAGCAGGTCAAATATCGACATTATATACATTATTAAATAAAAATATTTATAGACCTTCATATGAGATAGGAGGTTTGGGTAACGCCGTTTTAACTGGAGTTAACTCTATATTAAAATCTGTTGGTGCTTCTTTAAGTGGAGGTTATTATGTTGGTTCTGATGTAAATAGACCTGAATTTATAACTTCACCAGTAAACGCGGTGCCTATTAATTCTTATGGTAAGCTAACAAACGCAATTGTTTTTGGTCCCGATGAGGTTGGAAATCAATATGAAGGACCTGGAATGGAACAGGCATTTTTTGGATTAAACGGAATCTCAACGGAGAACGGAGGAAAACCTGACGGAGGATTTGTTTGGACATCACCAAGATTTAAAGAAGCAGCCGGTTATAAAGTTAAAAAAGGTGGAGATCTCGCAACTATAGATGAAGAGTTTAACCAAATAAGTTCATCATATCTTTTTAATGAATCAACAAATTTTGGTTTAAAACAAGGGTCAATACTCGATAATACACAAAGACTAATAAATTCTGCAGATAATCTATTCGGTAAGAGAAGATTAAAACATGCAGGTAATGCTATTAATCAAGTAAGTAAAGTTTTTCATGATGGTTATAGAGAAATAACAAAAGGTTCTAAAATAATGTCTTATGTTGATAATGCAACAGGAGAGGAGGCAGGTATAGAATATTGTAGGTTGTTTACTAAAGATACGCCATATTATACATTTAACGATTTACAAAAGTCAGAAGGTATGACAACAGAAAATAGAAGGTTTTCTTATTCTGTGCTTGATAAAACATATAATTTAAATATTGCACCAATAAAGGGGATTGGTTCTACTAATGTAACTTCAAAAGGGGCAAAAAAATATATGATATCAATTGAAAATTTAGCTTGGAGAACTTCTGATAGACCTGGTTTTACGGTTGATGAATTACCGCTATGTGAAAGAGGACCAAATGGAGGTAGAATTATGTGGTTTCCTCCATATGATGTCACATTCAATGACGGTAGTTCTGCTTCTTTTGATGAAGTATCATTTTTAGGAAGACCTGAACCTGTATACACATATAAAAACACTAGTAGATCGGGTAAGTTAGGTTTTAAAATTGTTGTTGACCACCCATCAATAATGAATCTATTAGCGAACAAACAATTAGAAAAGTTAGGTAAAGAAAAGTTTGATCAGGTTGTTAAATCATTTATTGCTGGATGTACAAAATATGACCTTTATGAATTAGCAGCAAAGTTTAATACGTTACCATTAAGAGAACTTGAAATGTATCAAAACTTACTTAATGACCCAAGGTTAACTCCCGAAGAATTAGAACAAATACAAAATGAAATCCCTTCTGAAAACACATCACCAGAAAATGCTAGTACTATAGGTAATACGCCTGAAGCGGAAAAAAACTTTAGTTTGAATTATGAAGGAATAGGATTTTATTTTTCTCCTGAATCAACAACTAATATAAATTTTGAACAACAAATAAATAAATATATATCGGATGTTAACACAATTACACAACTTTCTCCGGACGAATGTAGTGTTGTAGGGGGATCAGCAACAGATTATAAAAAGACTAATACAACTGTTTTTATAAATAATATAGTAAAAAGTAATTATAGTGCAATAAACAATGAGTTTATAGGAGGATTAAAAGACATAATATCAAACAAAAATATAATAGATTTAAAAATTGAAGGAAGAAATCAACAGTTTTCAGAATCAGTAAAAACATTTTTAACTGAAAAATTAAAAACAGAAATAGATAATAAAAAATTAACAATAACAATAGGAGGAACACTAACTAAAAATACGGTTAAAAATTATGTTAATCCGACACAACCACAACCAGGGGCTTCTTTTAATACTAATCAAACTATAGTATCACCACAAACATCAGTTACAACTTTAACACAACAACAAAAAAACAATAGTTATCCTAATTTGGCGGTAAATTGTGCTATTATAAGTAAGATAACTATAGTTGACGATTTATCAAATAAAGACCCTGAAGAAGAAAATAATAAAAACCAAAGTTCTCCTGATCAACAAAACCCACAAGCAGTTAAACCACAACCAAATACAGATATACAAGATAAATTAAAACAAGCTATAGTTAAAAAAATAATAAGAAGACTATTAACCGAATGTGATTATTTTGAACTATTAAAAGACAACGACCCAATGGTTTTTGAAACATTAAAAGATAAATTAAAATTCTTTAATCCGGCATTTCACTCAATGACACCTGAAGGTCTAAATGCTAGGTTAACATTTTTAAATCAATGTGTTAGACCTGGACAAACAATACCTGTTATTGGTAGTGACGGTAGACCAAAATATGATGATGCGTTAAACACAACATTTGGCGCACCACCTGTATTGGTTATAAGAGTGGGTGACTTTTATCATACTAAAGCAATACCAGGAGCACTATCAATAACTTATGAGGCACCGTTTTTTGATATAAATCCCGAAGGAATTGGAGTTCAACCCATGATTGTAAGTGTTAGTTTAGATTTAAAATTTATTGGAGGACACGGATTAGCAAGACCTGTTGAAACTTTACAAAACGCATTATCATTTAACTTCTATGCTAATACAGAAATGTACGATGAAAGGGCTGAGGAAACTGAGTTAAACTTGGCACTTTTAGAATTAGTTGATAAAGCAATTGCTAATCAAACAGTTAATAATGAACAATCAAATGATGGTGGAGAAACAATAGGAACTGTTTTAACTACTATAAAAAGTGGTGAAACTGAGAGTGGTGATATTGATTATACAAAAATATATACTCAATTATCAGATCAAACAAGAGACTTTATTAATATAACCAATAATCAATATAATACCATAGTTGATCAGTTTAATTATAGCATGTTCCAATTAGTAAATTATGAAAGAAATTATAAATCAGGTAATACAATAACAAATACCGCTAGTTTAGTTGATACTAAATTATATGGTAAACCAAATGATTTTGAAAAAAGAATAAATAAATTAAGTAGTAAAATAAAAGAAGACATTAATAATGATACAAATCCTATAATAACTATATTTTTAGATATACCATCTTTAGCGGATAAAGATAACATAATTAGGGATACAAAATCAAAATTAAAAAAATATGTTGAGAGCGTTGAAAAAGAAATAATAAGAGATATTGCCCAACCAATAAATACAATTGTGGATACCGAACAAAATTTAATAAAAACTTTTAATAAACTTAATGTAGTTACGACTAAAAAATTAGGTAACGTACAAACATTAACAGGACTTGATGGTAAAATATTACCTGATGGTAATGTTAAAATCTATAATTTAACAGGAGACGCTACGGTATTTGATAAATTAATCACAGAATATTTAACAGTCGCAAAAACTTTAAATGATTATGCCAACTTAGAAAACGCAACTAAAATAGTACCCTCACCAACCTCACAATTTTATGATAACGAAAAATGTTTTGAAACTACAGAATACTCATTATCTAATATATTTACAGATGAAGGTAAAAGATTTTATACTTTACTATCACAAACATTTACAAATAAAGATAAATATGAATTATTATTTGTTGAGTTTGTCTCTACACCAGAAGTAGAGGCAATACCCGGAGCTAGAGAAGATTTAACATCTAGATTAGATTCATTAAAAGTTTTATATGAAGAAGCGTATTCTAAAGATAAATTAAGAATGAAAGAAGGATCTAATAATACTGAATTTTTAAAACTAAAAACCTTTAAATTAGAAGATAGTACTAATAGAAGGCTATTATATAATACCCAACCCTTAAACAGTAATGATGGGTTAACTAATGATAAGAAAAAAGAAATAACTCAGATATACGGACAAACAAATTGGGATAACGATAAAAAAACCTTTAATGGTAAAGTTAAGTTAAATTAAAATGGGACTACAGTATTATAATAGATATAATCAATTTTTAATAAATGGAGAACAAAATATTGTTCCTTTTGTAAAATTAGATACAAAACCGTCAGATAAGAACTATATTTATAAAGTCGGACAATCCAGACTTGATAAAATTTCACAACAATATTATGGAACACCATTTTTTGGTTGGTTAATATTGTTGGCAAATCCACAATTTGGTGGTGAAGAATGGAATATACCCGACGGATCAATTTTACGTGTTCCATTTCCATTAGTTGGATCACTACAAGATTATAAAAATGCAATAGAAAATTATTATTTTTATTATGGCGATTGAAAATGAAAATATTTTAGTAGATTTTGATTACCAAAATATAATAATTATAGATCCAAATAAAATTATAGACAATGATGGTAATGTTAAAGAACGAGCAGTAAGACATGAAAATTTAGTAATGTATGCTAATTTAGAATGTAAGGTTTTACCTAGAACTAAATTAATTATTGGAGCAACACCTAATAATACTGATTTACAAAATTTATCAATAGCAACTATTAATTTTTTAAATCCTGGAAATAAAAAATTTTTAGATAACTCTTATACCGATCAAATAACAGGTAAAGGAACTTTACAAGGACAAGGGGTAAATCAACCAAGTCAGACTGCGGTGAATAACCCAAAAAATTCAAATGAATTTTATTTAAATCAAACTTTTTTAAGTGAAGGTAAAAATCAAACAACAGATACTGGATTATTAGGAATAAGAAGCATAAGAGTTAACACACAGTTAAGTCTTAAGACAGAAGTTTCCGTATCTTTAGTTGACATTAGAGGTAGAGCTTTATTTGAATTGGCAGATAACTCACCATATGCGGTTTTTTTTCAATTTCCATATCCACCATTTACCTTAACCATTAAGGGTTGGTATGGTAAGGCAATACAATATAAATTACAACTTTTAGATTTTAAAAGTAGGTTTGATGCGGAATCAGGAAGTTTTAATATAGACCTAAAATTCCAACCTTACCAATTTACAATACTACAAGATATTAGTCTTTCAGACACATTAGCATTACCACATATGTATCAGGCTAATGCAACTATTACATCAACACCAAACGTTGTAACACAAAACAATGTTTCAACAACATCAAAACTAACAAGAGGTTATCAAAAAATAAGAGAAGTTTATAAAGAATATAAGAAAAAAAAATTAATAGACGAAAATTTACCTGAATTTACTGTTTATGAATTTAAAGAAAAATTAAAAACATTTATAACTGATATACTAAATAATTATCAAAATCAAGAATCTTTAAGTGCTTTAACAAATTGTGAATTATATTTAAATCAACTTACAGAATTTAAAAATAAAATTTATTATGATAAAGATTCTTGGTACAACAAGAATCTATACATACAGGGACCGTTAATTATTAGTTCAGTTAATAATACCAATTCTGTGAGTTTTATAAGTAATTTTAGACTTAAAGAAGAAATACAAAAAGATGTCGGAAAAAGGGCTAACGCAATAACTGAATTAGAAAATTTAATAAATAGTAATTTAAAAGATTTAGAATTAAACGCAACCTTTGGTAATGGTGGAAAGTATATTATTGCCGGAAAAGAAACAAATTCAGAAATACCCGTAGATATATCTTTAAATGATTTTTATTTTGATAGAAATGATAGTCAGATTATACCTACAGACCCTATAGACTATAAACAATCATATCAGTTTGTTTATAACTCATCACCAACAGGAGATACAGACCCTAATTTTGTTAAATATAAAACCGATATTAATAATGAATTAACAAATACTAAACCTGATTATTTTGTTTTTGATGGTTTTTATCAAGGAAGTAAAAAGTTTATAGAAAAAATAAATGATT